AAGAACGTTAAGGTTGCTTCTTAATTAATTTAAGATAAAACCCTCGAAAGGCCCCTAATTAATTTTAGGGGCTTTTCATTTTAATTTATCAATGCTATAATTGAAGAACCTAACAAAGGAGAATATATGTCATTTGAGACATTGAAAGTCGCAGAACTCAGAAAAATTGCAGAGGACTTTGCAGTTGATACTGATGGTATTAAGAGTAAGACAGATATCGTAGCCGCCCTTGCGGAAGAGGGAGTCACTTGGTCTGTTTATCAAAAAACTATTAAAGATCTTGAAGACGCAACGGATGAATTTAATGAAAATGCAGAAGAGATTCTTCCTAGATTTAACCTTGATGCTCAGCCAGAAGATACCGTTCTAGTTAGAATGACTAGAGATAACTTCAGATACGATATCATTGGATTTACATTTACAAAAGAGCACCCGTTTATTGCAATGACAGAAGACAATGCTCAAGAAATTTTTGATAAGGAGGAGGGCTTCAGATTAGCAACTCCAAAGGAAGTTCAGGAGTATTACAACTAATCTAAGCTTATAAAATGGCAGAGATATATGTAAACAGCAATTCACCAATCAGAACGAAGATCTACTGGGAGGGTGAACTAGCATCACCTACAGGTAACGTAACGGCAAAGGTCTATGACATTACTCAAAACCCTGCTAACGTTATATCCTCTACCAATTTATTACTTACCTTAACAGCAACACCTGTTGAGACAGACTCAGGCACTTATCAAGTTGTTCTTCCATTTTCTTATTCTGCGTATCCCAGAAAGCTAAAGCTTGTCTGGGAATATGTAGTAACTGGATCAACAGTAGGAACTCATACAACTTATGTAAATGTTGTGACGCCATATATTTCTATAAACGAACAAATAGATGAATTAAATTTTGGGGCGGATCCAAGTGATCCCAGTTATAAGACTTACGCAGACCTTCAAATGGCTGAAAGATATGCAAGAAAATTAGTTGAAGAATACACCCAGCAACAATTTTATTTATACCCATATACAAAGACTGTCTATGGAGACGAATCAGACACTCTTCCCCTATCATCTAAAATAAATAGAATCTATCAAATCTATTCTAATGATATCTTGCTTGTTGATAAACTTTCTACACCAAACGTAAACAACTGGTTATATGACCCAATTATTTCAGAGACAGGTTTTGGAATAAGGGTTAACAGAGTAAACCTACTAGACAATTCAGTATATGTTGCAAACGGCTTAGTTCCTCCAACAATTAATGATACATATAATGGAGTCTTTTCTAAGAACGTTAAGTACAAGATTGTTGGCGAATTTGGATGGGACCTAGTTCCTGCTCAAGTGCAGATGGCAACAATTGAACTAATGAAAGACTATTTCTCAAAAGACAAAGTATGGAGAAACAAGTACATTAAATCAATTAAAACATTTGACTGGAGTTTTGAATATAACAGTGTAGCATCAAAAGGAACGGGAAATCTTTATGCAGATCAATTGCTTGCTCCACATGTTATATCTCAAATGGTCCTTATCTAATGTATGATCTTGTCGACTCCGTTCTTCCAATGCTTATTGATATATATAGGCAATTTGAAACACAGGACTCAGAGACAGGATCTCTAAAAAAAGAATGGCAATTTAATAGAACAATTGCATGCAGTGCAAAAGGAACTATTAGCAACTCTACAGCAACCAGATCTGGAGACAAACAAGCCTTCTCTAATAAGTATGCTAATGAGCAAATGCTTCAAATAAGAACTACAACAAAATTAATATTTAGCGAAAAGATTACAAACGTTAGAAATCTAGACGGAACTGTCATTTGGGAAGAAATTAACTTTCCAAGCAATACGCCAACAGTTTTTGAAGTAATGGGAGTTACTCCAATCACAGAACCGATGGGCGGAATTATTGGTTACAATACAACCGTTAAAAGATCGGAGAACCAGGTAATTGGACAGTAGCGTAGCACTAATACAAGCATCTAGCGGCCTAGAAAGATTGATGGCTGGATCAGTTCCTGGAGTAATAAAGGATAGCACGGTAGCACAGATATCAGCATTCCTATATTATGAAGCGTCTGTTCTTTCTAAATTAACATCAAATGCCGAGTTTAAGAATTTATTTAAAACAACTATATTTAATCAAATAGAAAAAGACTTTGGTCAATATGTAGATGCTCAAGCAAGAACAAAGCCTAGAAGCCTGCACCACGTATACGAATGGAATAAAACTGGAAACCCGATGGCCAGACTATTTGATCTACACCTAATAGATACAGGCGGGCTTTCATTTAGAATAGGCCGTGATTTTAAATTGTCTAAATCAGCAGTGCCATCTAAGAATAAAAAACAAAAGAGAAGATATGTATTTGCAAATAAAGCTTCTGTAATGGAAGAAGGAATGCCTCTAGTAATTCGCCCAAAGTCCGCAGAGCGCTTAGTATTTGAATTAGATGGTGCAACCGTCTTTATGCCTAAAGGCACCTCAGTGACCGTCAAGAGGCCTGGAGGCAGGGCTGCAACAAATCAGTTTGCACTTACATACGGAAGATTCTTTGGCGGGCAATTAGTAAATTCTTCAATCAAGTCCTCTGGCTTTCAAAGAATATTTAACGCTAAGATAGCAAAAGCCTTGGATGTGCCAATCAATATTAAAAAGGTGCAGTATAGCTTCAGTGCTGGTAAAATAAGGATGCAGGCCGACGCAGCATTAAGTTCATCATTTGGGGGTTCACTATGACAGTAGATTATAAGATAGATGCAATGTTTGAGCTTCGCAAGTTTTTGTGGACGCAATTAAAACTGGCTGGCCTATTTGATCAAGAGGATTATTACTCAGACAACCTTGGATCTGAAATAATACCTATTATTCCAGTTCAGCAATTGCCAGAAATGGATCAGTTCCTGAACGGTAAGAAGCATATCGTATACGATAAGATCGGATTATCATACGAAGAAAATTGGCTAATATGTTGCGAGAAGGTTTTATTCACTATCTACTCAACAGATATAACAGAGATCTATGAGATAAGAAACCTTATGACCGACCTATTTAGAAGAATGGACGAATCGGCAAAAGATGTTAATTCTTTAAAGACCACAAACAAACTAATTTTCCATAACGTTATGATCGTGGAAACCACTCCAATTGAACCATCTCTTGAGCTTCAGGGCTTTTTATCAACAGATGTAATCCTAGAGGTCAAGTACTCCAGAGTCACAGACAGGCTGGGAAGATTTGCCTAGTTGCTTTTAAAGGGGTAATACAGTAAAATTGGACTAAGAGGAAATGAGCCTAGCCAGCTTGATTTAAAGTAAGTCAATATATATATATTTATTTAATGGAGGTTTTACACATGGCACAAAACACAGGTAATGCCAGAAACATTCTTGTTGGTGCGTCACCACTATTCTTGTCAGTAGAAGATTCTACTACATCAGGATACGTAGAAGACTTAACACCAGGAACTGCTGTAGCAGGAGTAACTGGCCGCAACAAAACAGTTCCAGCATTTAAAAATGGTACACCAGCACCATCTTACACAGCGGGAGAGTCATACACAACAACTCTTAACGATGTAGAGACAGACAATGCAACAGTATCAGCAACAAAAGGCGCTGCATACCGTAACGTAGGTTACACAAACAACGGTCTTCAAATTACTTACAACCCATCATACGGTTCAGTAACAGTAGATCAGCTTCTTGACTCAGCCAAACTGTTCAAGGAGACAATGGAAGTTATGATTGCAACAGAATTCGCAGAAGGTACTCTTGAGAACGTTCTTGGCGTATTTGGACAATCAGCAGCAACTCTTACCAACTCAGGTAAGAAGCTAGGTCTTGCAGCAGGTGCACTAGGAGAAGCTCCAGTGGAGCGTCAGCTAGTTGCAATTGGACAAGCTCCAACAACTGCAGCATCATCAAAGACAGAGCGTGTATATTATGCTCGTCGTGTTCTTTCTGTACAACAGTCACAGTTCTCTTTGGCTCGTAACGCAGCATCAACATTCCCAGTAACATTCCGTTTGCTTCCATCAGGAGCATCAGCAGACGCAGGAGCAGAATACGGCACAATCGTAGACCGCACCTGGAACTAATTAATATTAATTAATTAATAGAAACCCCCTCAAGCAATTGAGGGGTTTTTTATTGCTCTTATATTGTCAATATGATACAATAATTAAGACAAGATCCGAGGAGGATTAAATTGGCAACTACAGTATACGATGTTGAAGAAATTCAACTACAAAATGGCGCAACAGTTAA